CAGGAAAACTATCATTCAATCTATCAGCTATCTGATCATAGAGTTGTATTGCTGTCTCCTTATTCCATTCAATTTCACCTGCATCCACTTGATCCTTAATCATTGGATATGCAGTAAAATAACATGAATCTGTGTCACCATATATAATAGCATCACCTAAGTGATCATAATCACCAGTAATACATTCATTGACAAATGCATCCATATGCTTTGCAATACTTCTACCACACAATGTAGTACTTTGTCCAATACGTTTATCATAAAAGCGACAACCTGGATTGAGGATAGCACCATACAAACTATTCAAGTTAATCTTCTTAACCAGCTGTCGCTTATCCCAGAATGCTTTTTCTTTATCGTCCTTTGCTTCACGCATTTTTGCTTGTAGCTCTTTACGCTCTGCATACCAGCGTTCTAGCAATCCTGGCACAACACCTTTTACATCACTGTTAAAGATAGTACCATTTGCACTTAGTATCCATGGGTTACCAGTTAGGAATACAAGTTTATAAATTTGTGCGCCTGTGAGGATATCCTCACCACCATTTTCCCATTCAACAACGATCTCCTGATCCTTGTCCTGCTTCATTACAAGATCATATTCATATGTTCCGAACTCACCTTCCCATGCTTCAGCAAAACTTTTCTTTTCCTCGAACATTCGTTTATCTAGAACACTCTTTGTATAGTCTTGTCTTAGCTGGCCTACGATAGTTTCGTTACCCATATTCAATGCACGAATAGCACTAGGATACAGACTGTTAATATCAATTGCACCAATCCAATCATGCATACCTTTTTTAGGATATGCAACATATGCACCCGCCGCCTGTGTGTTACCCAGTTCTTCTCGGCTCTTACGACTTGGAACTACTAGCCCACGTTCATGTGCCTCATTGATAATTGCTTGTTCTGTAACTGCAACAGCACCCATTGTTGTTGCCAGTAGCACAGTGTTTGCATGAGCAAGTTCATTACCAAGATCAATGAACTTTAACTTCTTATCAAGTTTATGTAATAGCATAGTATCCTGTCTGTTATAATCAATAAACTTCTCAAAGTCATTGTTATACAGTTGATCCAGGGAACCTTCATATTGTATTTTACGTTCATCAAGTTCATATTCACCAATAGCATCTAGTGAATAACTATGCATTTCATGATATGTGTATTTGCGATACAATTGCATGTAGTCCATATGTACACGCCCAATTGTATCAAATGTTACTTGTTCTGCGCCGAAACGTTCAAATGTTCTCTGTTTAGGATACTGACCCCACAAGCAAAAACGTCGTGTATCGTCTTTGCTTAGTACACGTTTTACACGATTGACCATATAGGGAATATCATAACCTTCACTGTTCCATCCGCTGATAATATCAGCATCTTCAATTAGGTTGAGGAACATATCAAGTAGTTCAGATTCTGTATCAAACAGGAAACAGTTGTCAAATTTATTACATATGCGTTCAGCATCTTCTTTGCTCATACCCTTTGGTTTGACGCAAAGTGTAACCATTTTTTCCAACCACTGCAAGTATATACTGATACTTGTTACTGCATTAAATGGATCTTCAGGGGGACTAAACCCTTTGTCTGGATCAAAGTCAACCTCAATATCAAAGAATGCAATCTGCAATTCAGGCGCATCTTGTCCTAAATAGTTTTCTTCTAAACATCTGAATACGGGATTGATGTCGCTTTCATAAAGCCTTACGTTGCCGTTTAGTTTTAGTTCCTTGCGAAAGTCTCGCATAGTACGGCATTGCACTCTTGAAACAGGCGTTCCATAAATGCTACGTTGCTTTCCTTTTGGATCATCATAATAGAAAATATATTTTGCAGCGAAGTCTTTAAACTGTCGCTGACCTTGCTTGTCTCGTTCTACAATGTAGATACGGTCTTTGTCACGGTCAAACAGAGCGTCGACGTACATGTGTTCTCCTTGTTGTTATGGCCAACTATGCCATGAATCATGTTGTTAAAGGTAACGAACCTAGAATAATCCTACAATGTATATACATGTTAACAGAATATTCATCCAAAGTAAAGAGTTTTCTTTCCAAAGATAGCCTACTAATATCCATAATGCGTTTGCCAAAATAAATGCCCAATGATGCCAATATAGTTCAGGAACAAAACTTGCTAAACAAGCCGCTCCGACTAAACTAACTGTGGCTACCCATGCTAGCCACTGATATGGTTTCTTTTCTACCATAGTCCTAATGTCTTTCCGTTTCCTGCAATGATCATAAAACATGTTATGACATGCAATACTATCCAGAATGTTCTGAGTGCTAATGCTTTTCTAACATCTCGTTGTGTAATTGGTAAAAACTCAGGCTTGTCATCATCAGTGATGCCAATTGGCATGCCCACTGTGCGAGCCCAGAGTTTTAGCCATTTGCGTTGTCCACTCACTTACCACCAGCCCGTTGCACGGCCAAAGCCGAATACGTTAACACAAGCAAAGTATGATGTAAGAAGCATAATCCATGCTGCACCTCTACGCCAACTTGCATATATTTGTGTAACGCTACCCACAAAGAATCCTGGATATATGTAACGCATATCAGGGTTGGCTGCATGCGTTGCCATATATAGACTAGCACTCACAACAAACACAAAACTAATGAGTTCGAATGTGAATGCAGTTCTATCGCTTGTGTAGCTCTGAATCCAGAAATCTTTAACTCGTTGCAAGTTATGCTTTACCTGTAGTGTGTAGAATGTTTTCAAGAACACTGTAATCTTCCGTTGCTTCGTGGAAGTTACCTTTGTGTGCAGTGCGAATTGCTTTTTTAAGAACGCCAGGTTTGATACCCATTTCTTCTGCAATTGCTTTTACTGTGTCGTTGAGACCTGCATTTAGATCTTCAACTTCTTGCATGACTGTCATGCCTTCGTTAATAACTTGTACTAGTTTTGCTTTTTCTTCACTGTTGAAGACTTTATCTGCACTCATAGAGAGCTCCTTTATTGATGTAATAATACTAACTATACGTTATTTTGTAGGGGAAGTCAACCTAAATTTTAGATTTTAACGTTGTAACCGGGCGTTGGATTTTGCTGATCATCATTCCATGTAAACGATGTTACTTTAAGATCGCCCATCTTGTTAACCATATCCTCACCGTCTTTAACAATCAAATACTTACGAGTATCAGTATTCATAAACATGATACTATCAATACCATCTGCTAAATGATAGCTTTCGTATGCAATGCGAGTGTATGCTTTAAATATGGCTGGAATGTCAACGGTTCCGTCGCCTTTGATTGTGCTTTTAATGAGCCCGGTAGGATTAATTGCTTTGATTTCGTCGTAGTTACTAACCAAGCGTCTGATAGTTTCAACAAATAATTTTTCAGTTTGCTTTGGATCTGCATAAGGTTCTAGCACTTCTTTGTTTAATGCTTCTAAGGTGCTAACACTGAAATTGTATGCACTACCATTTTTGCCTTTATTACTGAGCAGCGTAGTATTACCGTCCCATCCTTTGATGTCGTCAATAACTCTTGTTACTTTGCCTTTAGTGTCTGTACGGTCTAGTGGTTGGCTTGGCGCCTTTGCCAGAATTTCTGCAATGTTTTTGCTCCATACTTGCCAGCCGGTAGTTGCTTTTTCAAGAGCTTTACTGTTAAGTCTTCCACCTGCGCCTTGAGTTTTACCTGCTTTAATTTCAAGTTCTACACCATCAATAATCAAATCACCTTTTGCTTTTGCTTTTTCGGTTGGGCTACCCATCATACTCAAAGCCATCTCACCTGGGCCAATTGCACCACCGGTAGTACCTGGGTTGTAACTAAAGATATTTTGTTTAACGAATGTGTCGTACACTTTCTTGTATTCTGGATTAACAAAGTTGTCCACATTGCCTTGTGGAGTTTTAATAAGTTTGTCCATTGCAATAACATCACCGTTAACACATGCTACGAGGAAGTCTTTAATTTCTTGCATATTGACATCGCCTTTTTCTAGCATGCCAATGATCTTTCCTTGTAGTGCTTCTTTTAGTGTTTCAGTAAATTGCTTTGCATTAATAACTTTGCGTCTGTAATTCTTTTTATCTTGTGCAGACATTTCCGATTCGTCTTCTAGTTCAAACCCTTGAATCTTGTCGCCTAATAATCTCAAATATTTAGAAACGTCTACAATAAACTGTTCAGCAGTTTCTTTATCTTGAACTGCTTTATCTTTGGTTCCAATAACTTTTTCGACGCCAGTTTCTACAACGTCTACTTTTTTAACAATGTCATTGATTGCAGCTTGCTTCTGCTGCTCTGTTGCGTTTGAGTCTTGCAGTAATGCAAGCATCTCTTTCATCTGTGCTAGTTCAGCTCTTACAGCATCATCCTGTGCATCTTCTTGCACAGGTGCTTGGCTACCTAGTTTAGCTAATACTGCTTTCAGCGAGTCATTAATTTTTTTAATAGATGCCAGTGCCGCAGATTTAACACGTTCCGGAGCACCTTCGATGGTATCGCCTAAACTATCGATGTCATTCATTGCATTTTTAGCATCGAGTTCGGATTTTGATTCTAATATAATAAATTCTTTTGCTCGCATGAGTACTTCCTATACTATAAGAGTATTTATCCTAATTATTTAACTTCTCTAATACCGATGATCAAGGGCTCTTTACCTTTAATAAGTCTATGATGGGTGTTTTTGGGAATAAAATAAACTTCGCCGTGTATTAATTCAACTGGTAATTCGTTATCCATTTGTAGTTGCCAGCCAGCACCACTGACTACTTGTATGTAGCGATCTTCACGGTCGCGGTGCCATACAAGCTCATTTTCATCTACATTTGCACTAAACATTCTGCAAAAGTATTCTGAGTCTCGTTTTATTTGTCTAAAAGGAAAATTACCACCAGGTTCCGCCACCACTCAACCCCAATGATTTTGCGTAACGTGGTAGACGACATGCCCAGTAACCAGGCTTTGTTTTGTCATTTTTCTTTTCACAGTTGTGTCTATCAGCAAATGCTTTTCTGGCTTTGGGATCTTTTAGTTTAACTGCTAGATTACCACCACCATCTTTAGCACCAAATGCTACTTTAATGACATTGCCTTTGTCGTTTTTTGTGTATACATAGAACTTTTTACTACCACCACGTTTCGGTTTGTTCAAGTCTACCTGTTTGCCTTGATACTCTGCTTCAAGAAACTTTTCATGATTTGCTTCATCAATAATCATATCAAGTGGTACTCTACCAACTCCATCAACATATTCCCATTCGCCCAACTGGGTATCACGTAGTATCTCTTCATCAAACCAATCCAGTTCATGGGTTAGATTACCCTCCTGGTATAGTTGTCTCGCTTTTTTAAACATGTCAAAGTAAGCGTCACTGCCCATACGAAAAACTGATTCGTGTAATGGGATCTTACGCTTAATGTGGTATTCAATACCTTCGTGTAGTGGTTGAAAATCCGTGTACTTCATAGTGTTATTTATGTATAAGATGTAAACAGGCTTAAACCTATTTTACTCTCAATTCCGTGATCTAAAAAGTTACTAGCACAATGTAATCGTACACAATCAAATACAATTACATCTCCTGGCACCCAATTACATGCCGATTCAATACTGAAACCTTCAAGCCATTCTTGTTTCATATGACCTGCATCAATATCAGGAATTCTATTATCACTGTGTATTCCGTGTATATCTTTATAATCGTATAAAGGAACATTGTATGGACTAACAATGTCTTTGCTATTTTTGAAACACTTCACAGCGCCATGGAAAAACATTTGATCAAAGATATAAAACTTTGCATCATCATTAGATGCTTTGTACTTGTCAGAATTATAATTTTTAACTAGTGGAATTACTAAACATTTGCCTGGAATTCTATCGTGTCTAAAATCAACATCGTTATGTATAATGTAAGGTTTTGTTGTTTCAAAAAAGTTTCCGCCCCATATTTTTAGATTAATACCAAGTTTGTTTTGAATACGATCAAATACTTCTATAAACCTAGTATCTTCTTTAAATTCTCTGACGATAAGAGTAGTGGGACCGGTTCGCAAATCGTTTTCCCATCCAATATTCTTGTAGTCTTTTCCTGTTCCGTTATTGTAAATTTCAAGTAGTATATCTATATCTTGATCAGATATAAAGTTATCAAGAATAATAGTATCTCCAGTACGATTTAATATACTATCTACTTGTTCTTGTGGTCTATTAATGAATTTTCCGTCGGCTGGTCTGCCTGGGATTCGATCTATGTCTTTGTGCATTAATTAATCTGTTTTTTCTATGCAAAGTTGACAACGACAATGTTTGCAAACTTCAATAATGTGTGGGTGGTCTGGTTTACTTAGGTCTTTAACTTCTTGAAGATTTGGTGCTCCGCAGTGGCTATTCCATCCGCAATTCTGACAGTGTGTCGGACTGTATTGTTGTGGATTGAACGATGCTTCTCCCATATTACTTCTCCAATTTTTTATTGTATTCTTCTACGAACTGTTGCTCGTCCTCTTCTGTCCAAGGTTTGGTGTAATCACCTTTGTGTGCGCGATTGCCATCACAATCATAGACCCATGGACGCTCCTTTGGGTCTAAAAATACACTTGTTTGTATAGGCTTAGTCAACGTATTACTTTTTGGCTTTAATTGGCTCGCAATTATTAACACGCTTGCCTTTGTTTTTGCCTGTACCCGGTTTAGTCTTTACACCGCTTTGTGCGCCTGGCGCATAGCCATCCCAACAGCCTTGTTCTTCTGCAATACTTTCATCCATATCACCTGGACGGGCTAGCTCGCCTCTGTCTCGCATACCAATCCATTGATCTAATTTTTTCTGCAAGTCTTTTGCAGCATCTAGATCTAAATGAACATAACCTGTGTTTTTGTTGCTTGTAATTTGTAAACCAACTACACCCTTGCCCATGTTAAACTGATTTAAAAGCACACCATTACCCAGTTGTCCTAAGTCTGTGCCTTCCGCCACACCTTCTTTTTTCTTTACAACAGATCCATCTCGATTATATGTGATACCTGTATTTAGATCTGTACTGGTGCCATCTTTGTTAAGCCTCCAATGTGGTGTAGGTTGTTTAGGTGCTGGTTTTGGTGATCCTTTAATGGACCAACCTGCTTTTTCTTCCGCCACACGTGGAACTTTTACTAGAACAGCATCTTTACCGGTACCAGTTTTGCCGCCGATCTTACAATTTTCTTTACCGTACTTTTCGCAGGCTTCTTCGTAGCTTATGCTGGTCTGTTTCCAAACTAATTCTTTATCATCTTGCTTCTTGCCATTGATCCAAGTTGCTTCCGCAACGTTTAATTTTTGTGCATCTTGTGGTTTTAGTGTTACTGGGTATTTTTTACCATTGAACTCAAAATATTTTTCTCCTGCCGCCGCGGCTTGTGCATGTACCATTGCGGCTTGTTTCGCATCTTCTTTACTGCCAAATAATTCAGCAACTTTATCCCATAGTGCATCAGTTGCGCCGGTACCTGCTTTGTATCCGCCTATCGCCCCTGCAATACCGCCAGCGGTTGCACCAAGGAAGGGAGCAAACATTTGTCCAATTAACGCACCACCTACTCCAGTTAGTGCGGCAGTGGCAATGCCGCCGGCTGTTCTCAGTGCGCCAGGAGCCGCCTCGGCTAGTTCAGCTTCCATTGGCTGGCCTGCAATTGGAGCAGAAATTGTATACTGGCCAATCTTAGTACTGTCTTGATGTTTTAATTGGTTGCGTACTGATGCTGCATTAAAGTTGTATTTTTTTGCGGCATCACTCATTTTCATCTTGTCGAGGTATTTGCCTCTTTGATCTAATATTACTACAACAGGATCTTTTACACCCATTAATGAATCTTCTTTTACACTTGCAGTCCAATTACTTGTATCTGCTAGTTGTGCTTCAACAAACTCCAAATATTCAGCATCACCTTCGATTTCCCACTCGGCAGGTTGTTTAAAACTTACACTACCATCATTGTTAATTGTTACAGTAATACTTTCTTCATTGTGCTTGTATGTGCCAGGCTTTAGATTGTGATGCAAGTCAATACTTTCTTCAATGCCTTCGGCCCATGCCATTTCTTTGTCTGCTAAATGTACATCAATACCTGCTGTACTCTTTAGTTTCCAATGTTCAGCGGCTTGTTTAGCTGCACCGTATGTTGTGTCTGCGTGGCATTCGAAACTGCCTTTTTTAGCATGTACACAAACGTATGGTTTTTGTCCTTCCGCTTCTTCAAGTTCAGTTGATTCTGAAACTGGTTTATCAGTGTAGTAAAGATCTATTTTCTTACCTTTTGCTTCTAGCGTAGCCTTTATCTTGATTGCAATGTTCTTATGTGCTACTACTTTCCACGGCTTACCGTTAATGTGAACTTCTACATGTCTGTTAGCATTGGGATCAACGCCGTATTCTTCTGGGTAACGTCTGCGAGCTTCTGCTTCTGCTTCAGCGCGACTATAACCCATAGCCATATAATCACGAACCACATCGCGAGCTTCTTCTGATACTTTTTTCTTCTTTTTGTGTGAACTGCCACATGATTCATCAGCAGGCCCATAGCCAGGAGGTGTTACATCTATCCACTTGCTTTGTAATTTTTTCTCTAATTCTTTTTTCTTAATAAACTCATCCCACTTCTTTTTTACTTTGGGATTTTTAGGATTGCCGTCTTTGTCAAACAGTTTAGCTAAATGCGGTGGTAAACCGGATTCTTCTTGTTTCGTTGGAGTTAATTTTTTAATTGCAGAATCTAAAATACGAATATTAGCATCTACACTGTACTTCATATCCGGGTCTTGTCTTTTAAGATCTTGCTCAGATTTGGCAATTGCAGTAGCTTTCATAAGAAGCTCTGCTTTGTCACCCTTGCCCATTTCAACTTGTCGGGCAATATCAAGTACTTGGGATTGTACTTCTTTACGTTCTGGCGCAAAGTTTTTATGAATAGTTAGTTCTGCTTTTTTTAAAGCATCATTTTCGTTTAATTGTGTCCAACGCATTTTTTATTCCAAAAATTGTACTGTAATAATATATTATAAGTTTATTTATCTAAGTCTTATTGATCTAACCGGGACATTAGTGTTAGTAAATTTTTTAGTTAAGGCATCTGGGTTATCGTTTGAACAAACCTGAACGCATCTTGGCATTGGGTTGTCACTATAGATACTGTCTTCAATTATTTTCATAGCTTCACTTCGATTGATTTCATCTAATGATCCATTGGATATATGCAATTGTTCGAACTTATCGCCTACTAATTCTTGCAGTTCTTTCCATGCAAATACTCCAAAATGGCAACAGGGTGATACATATCCATCTTCTCGTAACACTATTTGATTCATTGGTCTTAGTTTGCATTTAGGTGTCAGCACTATTGGTATACTCCTGGTTTGGAATGTTGGACTTATTAGCATATGCCTTTAATGGGGCTTCAGCCTCCTCAAATGTTTTACTTTTTAAAACCATGTGTTCTGGAGTACGCATATTCCCTAACAAATATTTAAAATTTGTAAACTTCATTGCTTTAGCCAATTTGTAAGCCTTAAGTAGTTGATTATGGTTATGTTCAAATAAAATGAATCTCCAATTGACATGTGTTTTCTTTCCTAGTATTTCTAGTTCATTGATTAATGTGGAGGCTCCTAACATAATAGTGTCCCATTTTGAATTAACTCTATAGATATGATTTGTGTCTTCTAATCCGTCAATTGAAAATTCCCAAATATCTTTATCGTCCAAACTAGTAGCTAAACGTTTCCACCAGTCAACACTGCGACCACTACCGTTGGTAGATATACGATTAGTAGGTCTATGTTGTAAGGTGTTTTGATACTCTAGTATATCAATGAATGTGGCAGAGTATATTACATCGCTATATACGTTTGACCAATAGATATCATCAATTTGATATTCGTCATTGACTGCTAGTTTAAAATAATCTAAGGAAAGATCTAACGGAGTTAGTTTAATACCATTAGTGAATAGATGGTATCGGGCACACCCAGGACATAATAAGTTGCACCTAGTCCCGGATTCTACAATTAAATTCTTAGAATTGTAGAGACTTTGCACAAGTCCTTCGTACCCTGGGACTATCATATATCAATACTTTTTCTTTTTAGCTCTGTAGCCTACTTTATACTTGCCTTCACGAGTAACAATTGACTCATCATCTTCGTGAATGTGTGCCATTGCACCCATATGTGCATCTTCAACTGCTGAGCCCAAAGCATTGAGTCTTGATCTAACATCATCCAACCATGCAGTATCTCCACCAATCTCGTCAATACGCTTGGCTAATAGGCCTTCAGGTCTAACACCTTTTTCCATGACATCAACCATGGTAATCATTTTCATAAACATGTTATGCACATAGTTTTCTTCTTTGGTGCTTTCAGAAACTTTTTGTTGTGGGTCTTCTTTACTTTCAAATGCATCTGGAACACCGTTGCCGTTTTCGTCTACCCACCAATTGCCTTGTTCATCGTGTGAATCATGTGGGCAATCACAGTCTGGTCTACAGTTGTGCATTTCACAACCACAATCTTTGCAATGATATGTGTGACCTTCCATTGCTGGATTACTATAATTACATGCTTCTGTTGTAGGAGAGCTTTCTACAACTGAGCCTTCACGTTCTTCAATTTCTTTAAGTCTTTGTACTAATTCTGAAAATTCCATTACATATCACTCTGTTCTGGTTGTGGTTGGTCAACTACTTCCGCATCAGGCATACCCGCTTGAGAGTTTGCATCTAGCATCTTGTATTCTAAGTGATGCTTAACACTGGCTAGGTAGTCACTTGCTTTAGTAATCTTGGCCTGTACCCAACCCTCTAGTCCTTGTTCTTCGCTGATGTTTTTTAACATTTGATGTAGTTGAATGCTGTATTGTGCCGCACGATATAATTCGCCACGTGCCATTTGCACTTCGTGATCGGTTTCCATACGCTGTGCGTCTTCACCAATACCTTCTGTGATATGTTTTGCTCTCATTAAGTAACTCCAAATAATATGTATATGATGTATATGTTATTTATGCTTAGACCGTTTGTTTTGTAAATACTTTTAAAACCGTTCTAGCAATTGTTCAGCAAACTTTTCGTGTGCTAAATCACCTGGATGATTTTCATCTAATGCAATACTATTATACTCCTTAGACAATGTATCTAAATGAATATCCAATATATTAAATTCATTCCATCCCGGTAAATCTTTATAAAGATTTTTGCTGGGTTTGAGATTTATTGCTGAAAATCCTCG